GGTAGGTGTAGCCTCACGCAAAATCTTCATGCGTTTCTCTCCTTTCCCAAATTGTGTTGTGATTAGTTTTGTTATCTCCCCCACCACTATTATAAATCGTCAATGCCATTGTCCGCAAGCCATGTTTTTTCAGAAAAATCATGCTTGTTTGCTAGCGTTTCATAGATGGCCTCCTCGATCGTTTTGTCTGCTTTCAGGTAATAGAAGAACATAGGTTTCTTCTGACCGATGCGCTTGATGCGCCCACGAGCCTGCACACTTGAACTGAAAGAATAGTTGGG